ACCGATAACCATTTGAAAGCGCACCCTACGGGTGCGGATTAAAAGGTTAGTCGTTTTAAATCGTGTTTTTTTCTAAGTTTTACAATATTCCAGAACTTTGTGTTATTTTTTCGATTACCTTACCAATTGTAGTCTCGCGATCCGCGCTCGGAAACAAATTCCGTTGTATGTTTAGACATTTCATGGAAAATTCGGAATCTCCGTCCTTGTATTCTTCTGCGTTATTCTCCTTCTCTTTCTTGAGAGTTTGTAAGGTTCTCTTTGTAACTTCGTTGATTCCTTTTTTAAGCGTTTCTAGAGAACCTTCTTTGTCCCATTCATTGTCTTCTTTGATATAAATTGTCTTTCGTTTTTTATCACTACAATGAATGGGTCGTTTATTCTGTCCCAATTCCTGTAAACTCTCTATGAATAACCTGGAAATCCCTTTAATATACCCGTTTTCTGCTTGGTTTTCCAAATCTTCAAATGTAACTTGTATTTGTTCTATAAACTCAGAAAAGTTCAACGCGTCTTTACAATCCTCGTTTAAAAATACTTGTAAATTGAACTGATTATTGTTGTTGGTTGTATTATTATTTCCAATTTTCGGGACTATATCTTGTATTATCTTATTCTGTTCTTGTAACATTTCCATCAATTCTTTGTTTTGCGAAATAAGTCCAAGAATAATAGAATTGTCGTTGGGTTCTCTTACTTTCTCTTCTACAATAGTCAATGAATCTGTTTGATTGCATTTCTTTTTATGATACCATAAACTGCTCCTAGATTTATACAGTTTGCCACAAAAACATTCATATGCAGTGGCATTTTTCTGCATTTTATTCGTTCGAAGTGTTATATTTTTATGTTTTGCAGTCAATATATGTTTACCATAATTGAATTTATTACTACAACTGAAATCACAATTATTACAAGTAAATTTTTCTGCATTTTTATGCATTTTATTTTGTTCTAAATGTCCTAAACTATTAGAACAAAATAAAATGCATAAACCAAACGAAAGAAAAAACAACAAAAAATTTTATGCTAACAAATAATTTGAGAAAAAACACGTTTTAAAGCATTATGGTAACAAACCATATTTTACGATTCCTTAGAAAAAGTCGCTGAAAAAGTATTTTTAAAAAAGTAAAAAATGGACATTTATTTTTGTCCATTTTTTAGAAAATCAAAAGAGAATCCAAACCAACAAATAATCCAATCCGCTATGCGGATTGATATTCTTTGTGGTCAATGACCGATAACCATTTGAAAGCGCACCCTACGGGTGCGGATTAAAAGGTTCGTTGGTTTAAATCGTGTTTTTATATTTTACAGTAAATTTGTAAAAAATGAAAACGCAACAACCATAAACCATAAACCATAAACCATAAACCAATGCACCTACGAAGTAGAAAAAACACGAAACTAATAGACTACATCCAAGGAACATAGTCAAATTTGTGGGTTGGGGATTTGAGGATTTCGAAATGTTGGATAATGCGTAGATGTCACTATTCGCTAACCCACAGTTATTATCGGAAATATAACTATACATTATTCACGTTTCGGTTTTAGATAATTCCTATAATAAAACAAAGAAAACATAAATATTAGACCCCATACATAAACACAAAACAGTATCATAATATTATAATTAACATATGTTTCAACAGGTGGTTTATATTTAACCAAAACATGATAATGTCCAAACGACAATTGTGCTATCTGTAAAGTGGTTATATATTTTTTTATAAAACGAATTTGATTGATTCTCAATAAACAACCCAAATAATAAGAATACATTATCGTATGGACGAAAGAATTTGCGATACTTGGTATCCAAATAGCATCAACTTTATACACGTAAGGTAAATGCCAACAAATGATCGCCCCTATATGATGATATTTTTGAAGGAATATAGGCGATTTACCGTTCAAATATAATAAGAATGTATCGAATAACTCGTAGTATTTTGAGATGTAAAACCAGTAAATAACATTATCAAAATGCGGATTTTGAAAATAATAATTAGATTGGAATACTATTCCGTCATTATAAATAATGCGCGATAATGATACAAAAGTCCAAGCACTAAATACAACCAATATTCCATTATGAATAACAGACAATGTATATAATAATGTAGGATTTATCCGTAATTTTTCGGGATATGTTAAATAACCTACAATTGCTAACACTGGTGTTATATGACACGATAATTGGGGTGATAATATATTCATACTATCATTAATATAACGAAATGTTTATATCGGTTTTATTTTGAATAATGAGAGGGTATACTGGTTTGCGATATATAAAATCAGCGGTTTACACCTTTGAAGAGTTAAATCTGCACGCCTGCGGATTAATTCTTTCAAAGTGATGCCCATTTAAATCTTCAATGGTCTAAATGTGCAAAGGTGTAAATGGAACAAAATCTTGTTTTTTAATATAATATAACATATATATATAGATGGTTCGCATCAAAATAAACAAAAGTGACAAAGTTCCAATTCGCTATGTACCTAGAAATTTAACAAGAAAAGACAAGACAAAACAAATGAAATATTTAAATAAATCAAGAAAAGATTATAAGAAAGGTAAATATTTCATACGACCAAAAATAAAGAGTTTCAAAAGTCGTCGTTCAAATCACATGGCGCGACTACAACAATTATATAAAGTTAAAAATGCGGCACCAAATAATGAATTAGCAGAAAAAAGCAAATGTAGTATAGATACATTGAAAAAAATAATAAATAAAGGTGAGGGTGCGTATTTAAGTTCGGGTTCTCGTCCAAACCAAACCCCTCACAGTTGGGGATATGCCCGTCTAGCTTCTGCACTTACTGGAGGTAATGCAGCAATAGTAGATTACCATTTATTAGAAAATGGATGTGACGTGAATAGTAAATCATTACAATTGGCGAAATCACTATGTAGAAAAAACAATAAATGCAACTTAACAAAAAAAAAATGATAATTACAGCATTGTCCAACGATTATATTTATTAGTTAAAATATATAAACAGTAAAATATTATAAACACATATACACGAATGAACGAATCAAAAAAACGTGTTCTTGAAATTAAAAGTGTTCAGGTCTCTCCCATTCGAAATACAATAACAGCACTGAAAGATGTTTTAACAGATGCTTCTATAACATTTACAAAACAAGGATTAAAAATTATTAATTTTGATAAGACGCATACTATATTAGTGAATGTAATATTATATGCTGATAGATTTGAACAATATAGATGTGACCCCGATAAAATCATAGTATGTGCGAACACTTTACATTTATTCAAATTGATTTCAACAATGTCTAACGACGATACATTAACTATCTATATCGACGAAGAAGACTATCATGATGGTGTAGTTTCACACCTGGGATTACAATACGATAATGGAGACATTAAACAACGATACACACAGAAATTACGATTGATTGAACCGGACCCAGAAGAACTCATAGTGCCAGACGTAACGTATCCGATTACTATAAATTTACCCACAACTGATTTTCAGAAAATAATTCGCGATATGAACGGTATATCAGATAGGATCGAGATAAAGTCATCAGGTAATGATTTAACGTTTGCGTGTAAAGGAACATTCGCAAGTTCAAATATATTCCGTTCAGAGTCTAGTGGAAACATGGAATTTTCTAAAAAACCAGATATGTCTGTAGTCGTCCAAGGAGAATTCTCACTAAAAAGTCTAAGTCACTTTATTAAATGTACACCATTATGTACAAACCTAGAATTATATCTTGGAAATGATCTACCATTGATCGCGAAATATGATGTCGCTAGTCTAGGTGAGATTAGAATGTGTCTAGCAGATCTTCCTAGATTATAGTAAATAAACTTGTATAATACAAAAACCAATAAAATTTTGTATTATAATTCTAATTCTTCTTAAAACTCGTGGCAGAAGAATGCTTCTTAAACAAGCAACCTTCTTTGGATAGATTTGTGATATCGATCATTGTATTAGGATCTTGGATAGAGCAACCACCCATCCATACTTTGATTACACAAAAATTGCGTTTTGGCGAGACAGTAATACCAGTAACATTTTTATTATGTGCTTTGTTTTTAAATAGAGTTTCGCCACATACGGCGTAGAATAACTCTTTCCAAACAGTATCAACAACCTTATTCAATACTTTAAATGAAAAACAACCACCATCACGATTCGCCGGATCCTCCCACATCGGCGTAACGCCTTTTCTCATTATAAATAACATACAATATTTGACTATCTTTTCAGGTAGAGATTCATTTATTATAATTACACGCTCAGCACTATTAATATCACTTGCGATTATTTCATAACTTTTAATATCCCACCGTTTATCCTGTGGTAAATGGAAATACAAATTCCATATACCAAGCAATGGATGGGAAGATATTTTCAACGAAGTTGCGACATTTGTTTCCATGTCTCTAATAGTATAAGTGTTTTTTATTTAAATTGATTTCACTAATCATTTTTATTATTTTATTTGATTTCTATAACTTCGTATTTGACTCCGGTTAATCTTATATATTGACTACTTCCAATAGTAATATTTTTAATGTCCGAGTCTAAAATGGATAAACTATAACTTTTATCAAACACATATGGTTCCTTTTGATAATTCAAACACTTCAATACAAAACAAGGTGAAAATAATTCGTTTCCAGTAATTAAATATCTCTTGTCTAAATTCAATGATATAGTGGTTTCCATAGTTGGGTGACTGTATTCAATAGATAAAAAATAATTTCGTGTAGGTTGTACATCACAAACCTCTTCGCATTTATTACCACTATCATACATCAAACGCGATATTATATAATCGTCAGTTAGATTCCTATAATGAAGTAATACCAGATACTCGAGTTCATTATGTTTAATAATAGGTTTAATAACTGAAAAAATATTTTTATATGTTGAAATCATCCCTGATAATGTGGTTGCTGTATTGGTATCATATAAAATGGAATCTACATTCATATACTGTTCTCTATAAGTACGGTCTTTATAACACACTTTAAAATATGAAAATGGCGGTTCAATATAATACGGTAATACTAAGTTTTTTAAATAATACGAGTTCTCGTGCATTGTATCAATGCATTTATGAAATAACTCATTATTGGTGTATAATTTATTATAATGCACGCCCATATGCGTTATGATAATATTAAACATTAAAATTAATTGAATTCCAATATTTATAACATATTGTGTTAAGTTTTCTAGAAAGTCATCAAAATTGTATACCATATACACGGTATAAAATGAAATCTTTAAGTTTATTTACAATTATTATTACTAATCTTCATCATCGTTACATAGTTCAGACACAATTGAATTACATTCAACTGGCCTTATTGTATTATTAAACCTTTGCTCATTCGAAACATCCACTCCGTTGGCAGTTTTTACGGAGTTACAGAGGGAGGAAGGTTCCACGCCACTTAAAGCGGATTCAACGCGTAATGGTGGAAATGTTATTGCGTTCGCGCCGATTACCGACATTTTAGAAAGAGTATTCGGTGGGTCAATTGATGATATCTTACTAATCAGTGTATCTATGCGTGCAACTGTCTGAATACAATTTGAATACGTTTCTCTTAAATTTAAAAGACCCTTCTTCGCGTCCAATAAATGTTCTTTGTATGAGTTAAAAAATATCGGGTCACGCTTATATTCTTCCAATGCTCGGGTCACTATACGGTTAATTTTTTTTATGGTTTCATCCCTACTATCTTGTCGTATCCATCGTCTTACACTTTCCGGTATGTAACTAGGTTGTTCTAAATTCAAGTAAATACCAGATGTGTATAATTTGGTATTTATTTGTACCTTGCTTATTACAATTAAATTAACAACTAATTCGTCGTCGGCATTCATATTTTTATATTATATTGGGTTCTTTTTATTATAGTTTTGTTATAGGTTTATAAACCTTTGCACATTTACACCATTGAATATTTAGAATGGCACAATCTATACACCTTTGCACATTTTCAATGCGCTTGGAACCGTTACTTGTCAAAGATGAAAGGTGTAAAATAGAAAACGAACTAAATCAATGTAATACAGTTGGTTTAGTAAAACTAGGTAATAATACAACGAATTTTATAATAATATATTTCACTATTATATAACATGAGACAGCAAACCGCGTGGATGAAACATTTACAACAGACCTATAAGAACGGTAAGAACAACAGCGCAGATTACAAATACTCACAGGCAATGAAGGATGCTAAACAAGGTTACAAAAAACTAAAGCAACAAGGTGGTAATGCGAATGTAGAAGGAGAAATAGTCGGAGGAGAAGGAGAAGAAGGAGAAGAAGGAGAAGAAGAAGTCGTCGAAGAAGACGGAGTCGAAGGTGGTAAACAGAACAATAGTGGTGGTTCAATATTTGATTTTTTCGGAGGAAGAAAGAAGAGACAACAAAAAAATAAAAGTAGACAACGAAACCGTAAATCTAACAAAAATAAAACATGCGGCGGAAGAAAGAACAGACAACAAAACAAGAATAAAAATTCTAGAAGAAATAGACAAACAAATAAAAGAAAGAATTAAACCGATGAAGATTTCAAATCGGTCATAATCCTTAAGAAAAAAATGGGACTTCGTCCCATTCAACAAGTTTACGAATTCTTCAAGGGTTTAAATCTTCAACGGTTTAAATATTTTGACATTATGATGTATTTACCATACGTAATAATGTAATACACCATTGAAGATTTCAAATGTGTAAAACGGTCTAAATATCAAGCGAAATCACATTTTTGTCTGATTTTCGTCTAGACGACTTCTTAGGAAGAATCGTATCGTTCATATCTTTTATACTTGAAATACTTACTACAGAATCATTATCTTTTGGGTCACTTCTAATATCAACAGTTTTAGTTTTTAATCCAGATAATATATCATTAATATTTGTATTACTTGGTCCCGACATTTCTTGTCTGGGTTGATTATTAATAGATGATCGCGAATCAACGCTTACACCCGTTTCTCTGAACATAGTAGAACCAATATTATCATTTGATGTGAAAGTCATACCTGGTCTTTGTGGGGGCGCTTGGTCGCGAGTTTTAACCGGAACTGGTGGTGGATGATTTGTTCCCGGTCTATTTTGCTGCAACAATTCGCTTGCAAATGACATACCCGGTGCTTTTTCTTTCATAGAACTAACGGTTGCGTCTGTAAACATTCGCATCAATTCTGGTGACTGTCTAATAACATCATTGAACCCGGGTGCAGCTGTGGACAATGCTTTATTACTAAAGTGAACGACACTCGCGCTAAAACCTAGACGGAGTAAAAGACTTAGTTCTGGACTCATTTTACCCCCTTTGTATTTCGTATGTAATTCCTCGAAAATTTCATTATAACTATCAATATCCTCTCCGATGGATTCCCCCCAACCATCAAGGGACACACCAAACGGATCAAACATAGAATTACCATATTCGATTGTATTTACCATTGTAATAAGCCAATTCTGCTGAATCTTTACAGAATCTCGCTTATGCTTATCGTCCAAAGCACCCTCATATTCGTCTTCGATTTCATCATAGTTTGACTCCATAGTAAGTTTGGACATATTTTTGATGATTCCCCTTTCGTGCCACTCATCTAAATGTTTCAACATCATTCGTTTTTTTCGTCGCTTTTCCCTATCGTTCATATTGTTTGACGATGATGAAGGTTTACTATCACCTCCCATACCATTTAATTTTGTAAATCCGTCCCAAGTCTTACTGCGTGTTCCCATAGATTCGGCAGTAGAAGAACCCAATTTGGAATCGTTAGCAGTTACGTGTTCTACATTTTTATCTTCATTCATACCAAACAAAGATTTGGCAAATCCACTAAAAGAATTATTGGTATCTACCTTTTTCACGTCAGAATTACCATTTGTATAATCTGTCTTAATATTAACAGACGAAAGGTCGTTCAATTCTTCTTCTAGTCTATCCAATTCGCCTAAATCAATCTTAGTTTTTGATGTATCATTTGTTTTTTTATCATTCATTAATAGTTCCATTCCTTCGCCGAGACTACTCGACGATCGCGAAGTTTCTGCGCCTCCAATTGAAATGTTTATATGTTCTAAATCGTTAAAATCTATTTCTTCCATTGTCTATTATTATTATATAAAATTTATGTTTAAGTTCTACGCAATATTAATAATATTATGTTGCTTTAAATACCATAAACCTTGTAAAAAAGCATCGGCTAGATCGTCTATTTTTTTATGTTCTAATACGTATGGTTTCCATGAACTGAATGATTGGTTCTCTAGAATACGCTTGGTATGAAAGACTGCGTCCATCTTATGTTGTTTATAATTCGAGTCTAGTGTATCGTGTTCTTTATCGAAACCCTTCAGTTTGTTGGAAGATGATAAAAACTCAATTTGTATTATATCGTGTCTCATAATAAAATACTGAGCTAACATTCCTTGTATTGATTTCATGCGATTCGCAATGGGTGATATCTGATTTTCTATGACAACACATTCAACCTGTGAAAAATCAACTTTATCGAATTCAGTTTTAATATTCTTACCAATTGTTATAAGATCTATATTAGATGCGTTACTTTTAGTCTTTATAATTGGTTTCAATGAATGTTCATCAAAGTATTCAAATAGTTGTTTAATAACACATTTTTTCGTGTTTCCTGGCGTAATATTAAATGATAACGCCATCTGTTTCAATTCGTCTGTTTTCATTTTGTTTAATGAACTACCTTTATGGATATTGGAAGGCATTAAACAATTACTCATCTTAGCGTGTGTTTCACAAAAACATAGTTTACCCTTGGTATACTTAGCTTTATTACCGCACTCTTTAATAGACGATTCGGTGTTTTTTTTTTTATTACCCTTTATTGTAATATTAATATTACATAACACTGTGTTTTTATTGGCGTTAGGCATTAAATTAATCACATTCCAATCCTTAATACCGATATTTTCGCCAGATATATCAAAATAACAATACGCCATATTTTTTATTCCTACGTCAAAACTAACTAATTTCATATCCTATACACATACTACCAGAAGTATGTATATATAATTTTATACAAAATAGAAATAGAAATAGAATAATATATAATATACAATATCATATGAATTGTGATG